AAGAATGAATGTCAAATGCGTGGGGTGCACTAAGTTGGGGACAAGGTCAATGGGCAGCACAAGGTGATGTCGATGTATCTGTATCTGGCATAAGTGCAACCTACAGCATTGGCAGTGTTACTGCCACAGCTATTATAGAAATAGGTTGGGGCGGTGACTCGTGGGGAGAAAATGAATGGGGTGATCTTTCAGGATCAACACCAAATGTTACAGGAATTCAAGCATCTTTTTCTATTGGATCTTTACAAATAACTGGTGATGCAAATATTTCTGTAAGCGGAATTGCTTTAAGTTCAAGTTTAGGAGGAGAGACAGCCTCAATATCAGTTACTGTACCAGTCACAGGAAGTTTAGAATCAATGGGTGTGGGAAGCACAACCGTTGGTATAGGTGCTATCATTACAGGAATTGCAGCTACTTCTAGCATCGGAACAGCAACTGTAGATGAATCAACTTTAACAGGAGAAGGTTGGGGTAGAGGTGAATGGGGTGAGTTTGCATGGGGAGATAATTTTTCCGTTTTAGTTTCAGGACAATCTTTAACTTCATCCATTGGTAACGAAACAGCATTTACAGATGTTAATGTTACAGTAACGAGTGCTGGACAACTAACAAGCACTTTTGCAAGTCCATCCTTTTCAATTACAATTGATCAAGATATTTTTGTTTTAGCGTCTGAAGATCAACTAGATACCTCAATAGGATCTGTAAGTAACACTGCTGATGCTAACGTTTCTGTGTCTGGAATAAGTATAACCTCAAGTGTTGGTAATGCACCAGCAGGACTATTTTTAGATGTTCCTGTAACTGGTAGCCAAGCATCTTTCACACAAGGAAGTATTAGTTTAATTCAAAGCACTAATGAATCAGTAAGTGGAATTTCAGCAACAATGACACTTGGACAACATGCTGAAATACCTGCACAAATTGTTGGTGTTTCAGGTATATCAATGACATCATCTTTGGGTGAAGAAGGTGCTATAGGTGGGGCTAACGTAACACCTACAGGCATATCATTGACTTCGAGTGTTGGTAGCGTTAATATTACTGCGTGGTCTGAAATAGATCTAGGAGTATCAAATACTTGGACGGTGGTTGATTTGGCTGCATGATTCATGTAAAATAGAAATTATTAAGGAGAATTTTTTATGGCATCAAGTTATTCAAGTGACCTAAAACTAGAGCTAATGGTAACCGGTGAAAACGCTGGTACATGGGGTGATAAAACAAATACAAATTTAAATTTAGTACAACAAGCAATTGCTGGTTTTGAACAAGTAACACTTTCAAGTGGTGGAACTTTAGCACTTGTAATGTCTGATGGTGCTTTATCAAACGCGAGAAATTTAGTAATTAAATTTGCAACTGCAACAATTGCAGCGAGCACAATTTGTACTATCCCAGATTCAATAGAAAAATTTTATATTTTTGATTGTACTGGATTAACTAATCCAACAAACCTTACAATCAAAACTGCTTCAGGAACAGGATTTAGTCCTGATGCTGCAAAAATTTATGCAGCTTATTCTGACGGAACAAATTTAAATGAAGTGTCATTAGACACTTTAGGTGGCACAGTAGCTGCAGCGCAAATAGCTAGTAGTGCTGTAACGACTGCTAAAATTGCAGACGATGCTGTGACTTCAGCTAAGATCGCTGACGATGCTGTTGTGACCGCTGCTATTGCAGACGATGCTGTTGTAACTGCCTCTATCGCTGATGATGCAATCACTCAAGCCTTGATTGCTGATGATGCTGTTGGTGCAGATCAATTAGCAAACACTCCAGTTACTGCTGGATCATATACGGCAGCATCTATTACAGTTGATGCTCAAGGAAGATTGACTGCCGCATCCTCAGGGTCTGCTGGTGCAAACATGGTTTTAAAGGCAGCTCAAAATAGCAGTGGAAATTACGCTAGTCCTGCAAATACAAATGCTGCTTTTCTTTATCTATCAGGTGGTGGCGGAGGATCTTCAGGTCGTCACGCTAAAAGATCAAATGGTGGTGACGGAGGTTTTGGAGCTTACGGAATATCTCTAGACCCAAGCACTAACTATCCTTTCACAGTTGGTGGTGGCGGAAATGGTGGAAACGTAGTTCAAACTAACACAGCCACTGCAGGAAGCCCAGGAGGAAATTCTGCTTTTGGAAACCTTGCTACTGCAAATGGTGGATCTGGTGGTAATGGACCAATTCCTCAAAACAGTAACACACCAAATGGTGCAGACGGAAATGCACCAGGAGCTAATGTAAATTTAACAAATAACAGAGACATAGTAGGTGTTATGCCAGGTGTAGGTACTGGAGGAGTAGCTAATAACCCCGGATCTGGTCCTGGTGGATCATCAGGTGGTATTGTACTTTTTGCAAACGAATTATCATAGGAATAAATTATGGCTTATTATATTACAACTAAAGGAGAACAGACAAGAGTCTACAGAATAGCTGCGGATGATACAGCTAAAGACAATTTAATGATTACAAACATAGATAATGTATATGATGTAGTATCTGTATCTGATGATGAATATAACTATTTAAAAATTAATACAAAATATATTACAGGGTATAATGGTTCAAATTATACTTTTGAAGATTGTGATATATCTTTAGTACAAGAGGATTTAGAAAACTATATTAGCTCTGTTAAAAAACATTTAAAAACTGCAATAGATGGTTATACATCACATCCAGATAATGCATCTTGGCAGAGTTATTACAATTATCTTGATAATCTAGATTTTTCATCACTTACATATCCTATAAATAGTAGCTGGGAAAAATACTGTCTTGATAATTCAATCTCATTTGTTCACCCTTTACAATTACCATAATAAATCTATACTCTCTGGATGTTTGAAAATATCATAGAGTTTAGTGCTCATGAGGATTATGTAAATATAAAAGAAAATTATCCAAAACCAATAAAAACAAATATTCCTGAGTGGTTTAAAAAACTTAAACACAACAAAGAATCTAGAACTGTTAAAGGTTGTATCCCTTTTTTACAAACATTAACAACAGGTTATTTATTAACACTTCCACAGAGTATTCATTTAAAACATAATGTTGTTGATGAGGCAAATGTTAAAACAGAAATGAGAATTACAAGTAACATTGGAGAATATGTTAATTTAAATACACATCACCCTCAGCTTCATCCGCCCTTTCAAGTAGCTGGTTCTCCCCATCTAAAAAAGAATAATGATCTACCAGTGCAAAAAATATTAAACCCTTGGCATATAAAAACACCAAGAGGATATTCTTGTTTATTTTTACCACCATTAAATAATACTGATGATAGATTTTCAATTATACCTGGTATTGTTGATACGGACACATTACCTGTACAAGTAAATTTTCCATTTATTGTAAATGGTGATAAATATCCTATGTTAGATACTATTATTGAAATAGGAACTCCTTATGTACAGATAATACCTTTTAAAAGAGAATCTTGGCAAATGAAAATTAAGAAACAAAAAAAGAAAGATCATGTTAGCACTATTAAAAAATTCTTTTTGACAGATTTTCATAGATATAAAAATAATTATTGGATAAAAGATATAAAATGGAAATAAAAAAAATATCAGATTTTATCAAAATATATGATGGTGTTCTTGGAGAAAGAAAAAATAATATCTTTTATGAAATATTAAAAAGTAATTTTTTTAAATATAATGTTGGAAAGGTTGTAGATAATAAAGTTTCTACAATAAAATTGAAGGAACGTTCTGTTAAAACATGTGAACTAACAAATAAAAATACAAACAGTATTACAGAAATACATTGGGCAAATCTATTACAAGTTTGTTTTACACAAGGAGCACTAAAATTTATTGAAGATACAAAAGCCAGTGTTCCTTGCATAGTTGATGATATTCAAATTTTAAAATATAGTGAAGGGGATTTTTATAAGAAACATACTGACGATGGTCCTGGTATAAAAAGAACTTTAAGTTTTATATATTTGGTTAATGATGATTATGAAGAAGGTGCACTAGAATTTGAAATACCTGGTAGCGGTAAAATTTCTATTGAAGTAAAAAAGGATAGAATGATAGTTTGGCCAAGTTGTTTTTTATATCCTCATAAAGTTCTTCCAATAAAAAAAGGTGTTAAATATTCGGTGGTTGCATGGGCAAGTTAGATCATAATAAAAAATATTTAAAAGTAGAAAATTTTTTAGATAAAGGTGAATTAACATTTTTAAAAAATTACACATTTATAAGACATCAAAATAATTACAAAAATGAAGCGTATGATAAGAACACTGATTATGATACATTTTTTTATGCTGATCCTTTAATGGAAAGTATTTTAATAAGTAAAAAATCTTTAGTTGAGAAACTAACAGACAAAAAACTTTTACCTACATATTCTTTTTGGAGGATGTATACATATTTTTCAGATCTTCCAATGCATACAGATAGAGAATCTTGTGAATATTCTGTAACAGTTAATCTTGCGCAAAGCGGAGAAGAGTGGCCAATATACATGGATGAAACACCCGTGAATACAAATCCTGGAGATGCAGTAATATATTTAGGTAGACAAATAAAACATGGAAGAAAAAAATTTACAGGAGATTATTATGCACAATGTTTTTTACATTATGTTGATAAGAATGGTCCTTACAAAGATTTTCTTTTAGATAAAAGACCTATATTAGGATTTGATAGAAAATGAAGTTTGAACAAAATAAAGATACTGGAGAATGCGATATAATTTTTTCTAAACAAGAAATAGATATTATAAATAAAAAGGGCAAAATTATTTTAACAGCTGAAGGGTTAAGACATTTTGGAAACAATCTAGTAAAAATAGTAGCTGAATGGAATTTAAATTTTAATAAAGAATTACAAAAAAAACAAAGTTTTTCAAATACAGTAAAGCCTAAAAAAGATGTTTGAGTGTGAAAACAATTTAATTAATAATTCAGACAATAGAAGAATAAGCTATACTTTAAAAAAAAACTTTCCATGGTTTTTATCAGAGAACTCAAGTCTGTTTTATCACGCATTAGTATTTGAAAATAATGCTACAAGTAGTTTTTTTAACTTATTAGAGCCAATACAAGATAAGATTAAAAACCATATTTTTGAAGCCTGTTTTTATTTAATTTGTAATAAATCTAAACAAGAGAAGATTATAAATGATGATAAAAATATTTGGAAAGAAAATAACTATATTAAATTAATTTATCACATAGATTCCTCTGATGGATATACTGAATTACTATATGATAAAAAATTAGACCATACTCAAAACAGAGGAATTATCTTAGACAATCAGTTAAAAACTTGTGAATATAACCCGATAAAATCGGAGTATAGCTTATTACTCAAGGTGCTATTTAAAAAATAGTTGAATTAAGGTATAATAGAGCATGCCCTTAACAAAAGTAAATATAGCCCCAGGATTTAATAAACAAGTTACTCAGACAGGAGCCGAAGGTAAATGGACTGATGGTGATTTTGTAAGGTTTAGATATGGTCTGCCAGAGAAAATAGGTGGTTGGGAACAAATTTTAGAGAGCACTTTAGTAGGAGCAGCAAGAGAACAATTTATCTGGGCCGATTTAGATGGTAGAAAGTATGCTGCAATAGGTACAAATAAAGTATTAGTAATTTATTATGAAGGTGCTTTTTTTGATATTACACCTTTAGGCACAGCACTTACAGGATGTACATTTGATACTGTTAACACATCAGCCACCGTCACTGTAAACAAAGCAGCTCATGGTTTAGAACCAGGAGATATTTTTATTTTTTCATCTGTTACACCTCCAGTAGGAGCAGGATATTCAGGCACAGATTTTACAACAAATCCTTTTCAAGTAGTAACCGTACCCGGTAGTGATGAGTTTACAATCACTATGGCAAGCGCAGCAGGAACAACGGTCAACGGATCTGGATCTGCAACAGTTACTCCATATATAAAACCAGGAGCTTTAGGTTCAACATTTGGATTTGGATGGGGAACAGGACTATGGGGTGGTGGACAACAAGTGTTTAGCACATTAAACGGAGCTTTATTAGATGACACTGCTGGTACTGGTGGTTCAGGAACGTCAATCACGCTAGCCTCTACTACTGGATTTCCAAGCACAGGCACTATTAAAGTAGGAGCTGAATTTATTTCTTACACTGGGATTTCAAGTAACGATCTTACAGGAATCACAAGAGAAGCAGCAGGCACACGAACTGCACATTCTAGTGGAGCAGGGGTTGAAGTATTTACAGGATGGGGTATTGAATCATTATCTCAAACTTTAACTGTTGATCCTGCATCTTGGTCTTTAGATAATTTTGGTGAGCAACTTATTGCTACTATAAAAAATGGTCAATCTTTTTCTTGGAATCCTATAAATTCTAATGCTAACGCTTTGAATACGAGAGCTGCAATTATTTCTAATGCACCAACTGCATCTGTAATGTCTTTAGTTTCTGATAGAGACAGACACTTAATAATGTTAGGAACAGAGACAACAATAGGATCACCAGGAACACAAGACAAAATGTTTATAAGATTTTCTGATCAAGAAAATATTTCTGATTATACACCAACGTCAGTTAATACAGCAGGAACGTTTAGACTAGATTCAGGAACTAAAATAGTAGGTGCAATAAAAGGAAAAGATTACACATTCATTTTAACGGATAACGCTGCATATGTTATGCAGTTTGTTGGTCCTCCATTTACTTTCTCTATTAGACAAGTAGGTTCTAATTGTGGATGTATTGGTCAACATGCTATGAAATATGTAAATGGTATTGTTTATTGGATGGGTGAGTCTGGTGGTTTTTTTGCATTTGATGGTACTGTAAAATCACTACCTTGTGCAGTTGAAGATTTTGTCTTTACAACTAAAAACGGTAGTAATTTAGGAGTGAATTATTCTGCTGGAGAGTCAGTTTATGTTGGTCTAAATCATTTATATGAGGAAATTTGTTGGTACTATCCACAAGCAACATCTAGTTTTAATGATAGATATGTATGTTATAATTATCAAGATGGCACTTGGGTAACTGGATCACTATCAAGAACTACTTGGGTTGATGCTAATCTTTATGAAAATCCTTATGCCACAGAATTTAATTCTACAGGATTACCTACCTTTCCAACTATTCAAGGTGTTACAAATATAAATGGATCTACTAAATATTTTGAGCATGAAAAAGGTGTTAATGAAGTAGACACATCTGGTAACAAAACTGCTATTCCAGCGTTTATTGAATCTGGAGACTTTAGTTTAAATCCTGATGGTACAAGTGCAGAATTTTTTATGAGTATGAGAAGATTTGTGCCTGATTTTAAAACCATACAAGGTAATGCACAGGTAACTATTTTACTTAGAGATTTTCCTAGTGATACAGAAGCATCATCTCCCTTAGGACCATTCACGGTCACCGGATCAACACAGAAGGTAGATACAAGAGCTAGGGCTAGATTTGCTAGTTTAAAAATTGCTAATACTAGTACAGACGAAAATTGGCGATTTGGAACTTTTAGAGCAGATGTTCAATTAGATGGAATGAGGGGATAATGGAACCAGATTTTTTTGTGCCTGGAGATCAACAGTATCAGATGGTTAATGAACCCTTACAGCCAACAGGTATAGCTCCACTACTACCAGAAAATGAAATGAGATTACCAGATTTTAAAAAAGTTGCAGGTAATATAATAAAAAATAAAGCAATAGAATATGCAGCTGGTAAAATAGGTTTAAACGCAGCACAAGCTACTGGTCTTGCAGGACTTATAGGAATAGGTTCTAATGTGTTTGCTCCTCTTGCTGCAGTATCAGCTCTTACGGGAAGATCACTTGGTATATCAGAATATTTAAATAACAAACGTGCGCAAAAGCAAATAAAAAAACAACAAACTATGAACGATGCTGCATCAATTACCAATAGAATACAAGGGCAGATAACTCCACAGGATATAATTGATGATAGAGGAAGAGGTCAAATACCATCAAGAACTACACCATCTGCACCAAAATCAATAGGTGTTTCAAATCCATATTCTGGTGGTATTGGTGGAATACAATCAGGATTATAAATGGCAAGAGTAGATATAGTAATACCTGAACCAACACCTAAATACACTGAGGAAAACCAAAGACAAGTAACTCAGTCTTTACGAACGATGCAAGATAAGTTAAACACATCTTATCAACAAGAACTTAAAAATGAACAAGACGCTTTTAATTATTTTTTATCATGACCATACAATATAAAAATCAAGGTTTCAAACAAGCTGGTACAGGTAAGACTACTGTTTTTACTTGTCCCTCTAATGCAACAGTAATAGTGAAAAGTGTTTATTGTTCTAATACTGATGCGTCATCAGCTATATTAGTAAACATGAATTTAGTTGACTCCTCTGATTCCAGTGCAGAGTATGAATTTTTTAGAGATGACCTTGCTGCAAAATCACAAGTTAATGCTACTCCACAAGGTTTAAATTTAGAAGCTGGAGATGCGATAACAGTACAAGCAGCTACAGGCAGTAATACAATTCAAGGTGCAATAAGTTATGCACAAATAGATAGATCACAGGAGAATGGCTAGACAAAAATTTACACATTTTGTTCCTAGACCTAAACCTCGTAAGCGACCGAGAAGACACACAAAAAATGTAAATAAAAAAAAGAAGTTGCAACACAATAAGAAATATAATAGACAAGGACGTAAACAATGAGTGAGCCAATAAAAATACCTGCAGAAGCTAAAGAAATAATCAAACATAAAAGAACAGGTAAAATATACGCTGATAAAAATGAGTTTGACGCTGATGTTGCTGATCCTAATACAGACACTACGGCTGATGACTTTAGGCAAGATTTGGAAATAACAGTAACACGTGCTGGTGTCATGGGTGCCAAAACCAAAAAATAATGAAACCCAGAGGTGCAACTGAGATACAACAAGAGTTGCTTGAAAAATACGTATCAAAAGATTTATTAAATAAATTTCAAATATGCACATCTATTCCAGGAAAAGTGCCACTGGATCCTAATAAAATAAATATACTTTGGCAAAAAAATTCTTGGGATCAACCAAACCTTCAAAGTTTTTTTAGAAATAAAGACAGACATCATGAATATGATTGGTATGTTTTTAATTCACATTGGTGTTATGAAAAATTTAGATATTTTTTCCAAATACCTGAAGATAGATCTATAGTAATTAAAAATGGTGCTAGTCATTTTCCAAAAAGAAAAATATATAAACAAGGAGAACCAATAAGAATTATTCATCACTGCACCCCTTGGAGAGGATTGAACGTATTATTATTAGCAATGCAACTAATACAAAATAAAAATGTTACTCTAGACGTGTATAGTTCCAATGAAATTTATGGAAAAGATTTTGCTGATAAAACTAACAAAGATACAGAAGCATTATTTGATCAAGCAAAACAACTATCTAATGTAAACTACATTGGTTACAAGCCTAATGAGTATATACTTGAACACATGACAGATTATGATTTATTTGTTTACCCATCTATTTTTGAAGAAACTTTTTGTGCGTCTGCATTAGAGGCACTTGCTGCAGGTCTGCATGTTATAACTACAAATTTTGGTGCATTACCAGAAACATGTGCAGAGTGGCCTGTATATATAAACTATACAAAAGATTTAGAACTCTTAGCTGCAGCTGTAGCAGGAGCTATTGATGTTTCAGCTAGTTATCTTCATACAGATACAATTCAAAATCATTTAGATGAACAACAAAAATACTATAAA